AACCATGCGACCACGTTCACAACGGCAACAGTGAGATGATTGATGACTGAGGATGTAGCTTTAGATACAAGGGAAGTAGACTCTGGTTCTGTTGATAATGCCGATGCGGATTCACAACAGGAGAAGATGCTACCCGTCTCTCGCGTTGAGGAACTAGTTAAGAAAGCCAAACTCAAAGGGAGAGATTCAATGCAAGCGGAATTGGAAGCGTTAAAGGCTGAAAACGAAAAGCTGAAAAACAATGGTTCGATGGGCGGAATGGCAATGCCAGCACCAGTTGACCCAGAAGCCATTAAACAGCAGGTCTTAAATGACTTGCGTCAGCAGATGCAACAAGCCAATGAACAACGCGCCCAAGAGGAATTACAGAAGCAAGCGGAAGCGATTGCGAATACTTACAAAAGCAAAATGGCTTCAGGTAAGGACGCATTCGAAGACTTTGAAACTGTAATGTCCGATTTTAACCCTGCTGCATTTCCCAATCTTGTATATTTGGCCTCACAGGTAGATAACACGCCTGCTGTCATGTATGAGTTGATGAAGAACCCAAGCAAATGGGCGACCGTTGCGGTGCTATCCGAACGTGACCCAAATGCCGCTCAGAACATGATTAGCAAGATTAGTGCCTCTATCAAAGCCAATGAGCAAGCTAAAGCCGAGGAAAAGAACGCTCCTCCTCCACCTCTCAGCCGTATGTCATCTTCAACCACTGGGCAAGACAACGGCTCCAAATCAGTCCGCGACTTCAAGGCGATGTTCAAGGGCTAATTAAAATTTGGTAATGCCGGATTGTTTTGTCTCGATGTTTAATCAAACGGAGAGATTGACATGCCATTGCCAAATAATATTTTGCAAAATGTGCAAACCTATAACAAGGCAGACCTTGCATACCTGCAAAACATTAACTGCTTTGTTTCAACCGCAAACACAAAATACCGTGACTTCCAAAAAGCCAATCCGGCTAACTTGGGCGACACGATTACTTTCGATAAGCCACCTCGTTTTATCGCTAATGATGGATTGGTCGTATCCTTCCAAGGCGTAGAACAGCGCGTCCAGTCTTTGACTGTTGATAAGAGTAAGAACATCGGTATCGACGTTTCTGCTCAACAGTTAATCTTTAACTTAGAAGATTACATGGATCGCTTCGGTAAAGGCGCAATCGAAGAATTAGGCGCTGTGATTGAATCTGACGTTGCTGGAATTTGCGAGACCTCACCTTACCGCTTCTATGGTAATGGCGTCACACCCGTAAATTCATTTAACCAGCTCGGTCAGATGATGGCCTTCTTCAGGAACTACGGCGCTGCTAAGAATGACTGCAAAGCTTACCTGTCTGATATCATCATTCCTGATATCATCGGTTCAGGCTTAAACCAGTTCGTCGCCAACGACAACGAAGAGTTGCGTAACAGTTGGGAATTGGGCGCATTCAACAAAACCATGTGGTATAGCTCAAACTTGCTCCCAGAACACATTTCGGGTTCTGAAGGTCAAGCTGGCGTTACCCTTACCGTAGTTAGTGTTACTACTGATGCTGATGGTGGAATCACCGCAATTACCTTCAGTGGTACATCTGCTGCAAGCGACGCTGACTCTGTTAAAATTTACGACAGATTCCAGTTCCAAGACAACGTTTCTGGTCATCCTAATATCCGCTTCCGTACCTTCACTGGTCACAAGCCATCTGCTTGCCCTGTTCAGTTCAAGGCAACCGCAAATGCCGCTTCAACTGGTGGCTCACAGGTTACAGTAAGCATTGACCCAGTGTTACAGGCTAATGTTGGCAAAAACCAAAACATCACTCAGCAGATCGTTGCTGGTATGCAGGTTAAGGTATTGCCTTCTCACAGGGTGGGTATGGTTCAGTCTGGTAATCAGTTCTATGTGGCGATTCCGCCTCTGCCAGATTGCGATCCGTTCATGACCTCCGTTGAGCAAGACCCAGATACAGGCGTTGCATTACGTATGTACACTGGTGCTCAGTTCGGTCAGAACCTTTATGGCACAGTGCATGATGCTATCTGGGGTAAAACTCAGGTCAGTGACAACGCAATGGCCATTATTTTCCCACTCTAATAGGAGCATGAACACATGGTTAATATTCCAATAGTGAATGCCCCCTACCTAAGTGTAGACGGGTTGCAAATTGCGATAGCCAGCACTACGACTTTAACAGTGCAGACTGGTCGCGCTAGAAATAGTACGAATCAAAATGACATCATTATGGATGCTGTTGCGACATTAAATGCCGCAGATAACGGCATAAATGGATTGGATACGGGTTCATTGGCTAATGCAACGCTTTATTCGTTGTATGTGGTCGGCGATTCCACTGAAAACAATCCAGCAGGTGTCATTCTTTCTGCCAACGCATCCGCACCTTTAATGCCTGTAGATTATGATATGTACAGAAAAATCGGTTATTTACGTACCGATGGTTCTGCACACTTTCTTGCAGGTTATTGGACAGGAAGCTCTAATGAAAGAACATTCGTATACGATGTTCCGATTGCGACTGCTGTTACTGCTGGTTCTTCCGCGACCTACGCTGCTGTAACTCTCACAACTTTCGTTCCTGCTGTTCAGAACGTTTTGGCTAAAATCGAAACCAACTGGACTGCAAACGCTGCTGGCGACACCTTGGCATTACAGCCATTCAGTGCCGTTGGCGATACTGTGAAGTACATTGCGCCAGTTGCAGGTGCTTCAGCCCATACCCTAGTCAGAGAATATGTACAGGCTCAGTTGGATTCTGGTGCTCCCAAAATCAACTACAAAGTCTCTGCGGGTACGGTAGCAATTAACGTTGCTGGTTATCAGTATACGATCTAACGCTAGAGGGACGGGGCTATGGCTTATTTGACGAGTCAGTTAATTTCTGACAGCTACTACTTGAGTGGTATTGTCAGTCGGGATTTTGAAACCGTAACTGGCGCTCAGACGAGCGATGGCCTCCGACTTTTGAATGAAGTGATCGCAGACCGAACCATTGATGAGTCAACGATTCCTTATACGGATCGTTACACATTGACGGCAGTACCCGGTCAATCTGAATATTCGATACCAGACATTATCGACATTGACGTTTTTGTGTTCTATATCAATTCACTTCGATATCAAACCAGAAACCAAGGTCGTCAGGATTACTTTGGGAGTTTTCGTCCCACAAATATTCAAAGCTTGCCTTGGAATTGGCATTTTGAGCGCCAATTTGGCGGCGGCAAGCTGTTTTTATATTTTGTACCCGATACCAATTACCCGCTTGAAATTTGGGGCAGCTTTCGTTTGTCGTCTGTGACATTGTTTCAGGACTTGTCCCTGACACTTGACCAGTTCTACACGAACTTTTTGCAATACTTGCTCGCTGAACGGTTATGTCAGTTCAACTCATACCGAGTTCCTGCCAATGTTCAGATGCAGTTGCAAAAATACTTCAAGTGGATAGCCAACTCGACGAACGTATTGGACTTGCGCCAACAGAAACTAAGTTCACTTTCTGGCGGCGAAGCAATTAACTACGCAATCGTCAACCTTAGTGGCGGATGGTTGCCTGTAAGCTCATAAAGGGGCGCAGATGCCATCAACGCCATTAACGACAGATAGCACCGAAGTACCTGTCCGAATCGTCGGTAGCTCCGTATTTGGTGTTTACCCGACCATTTCTGTCGAGCGCACTTACAATATGTACATGACTTCCTCTGGTGATGGCGAGGAAGAATGGTTAGCCAATTTCCCCGGATATGCCTCTATCCTTAAACTTGTAGAAGAAGGCGCAGAAGGCCGGGGAGCTTTTCACTCAGTTCGAGGTGGTTTCATCCTCGCGGTTGTGGCCTCTACTGTTTATCGCATTAACCGTTTTGATGAGAATGCGACGACACTAGGCACGATCACCTCATCAACTGCTGAAGTGTTCTTCGATGAAAACCTGAATTCTCAAATCTGCTTCGTGTCTCCCGGTGATACGAATGCTTACATCTACAACTACGCCGCAGCGCCGGGTACGATTTCGACGGCTGTGTTTGTGAATGTACCGGGTGATACCAACTTCACCCCCAACTATGTGACTTACCACAATACCTATCTCATCTTTGGTAATGGCAGGACGGATAGCTTTGGGTCACAGTGGGTCATCTTCAGTTCTGGTTGGGAAGGCACACCGGGCAATGAATACAAGCTGAATTGGGTTCAAACCCTCGCATTACAGACCAAACCTGACTTTGCAAAGGGCGTTCTACGTATCCCCGGTAAAGGTAATAACGTTTTAGTGTTTGGCTCAACTGTGGCTGAAATCTGGAACAACATAGGCGGCTTGCTAGTCTATCAACGTAATTCCACGGTAAATATCGACTATGGTGTCGCATCTGTCGCAACCATTGC